GAGCTGCGGCCTCGCACCCACGAAGTAGCCGACCCGCCTGAGTCGAAGGTGATCGCGTCGACGACGCCGAGGCGGTGCAAGACTCGCGCGGCTTGTGGCATCGACGCGAAGCCGACCTCGGCTATCCCCACCCGTCCACCGCGGAAGCGGACGACGCAGGAGCGGAAGCACCCGTTCGGCCCGTCCGACCCTCGCGGCCCACACGAGACTTGGGCCGTGCTCGCCCACGGGAACCGCGTCTGGCGGACGCCGCCTCGGATGAGGTACGCCTCGCCCGCCACGATATTCCCAGCCCCCGCCTTCTCCGCAGCCGCAGCGCCGAAGACGATGTTGCCGTTACGGAGAAACCCCACCGTCGGATGGTTCAACCCTGCGCGGTTCGCCCACACGCCGCCGTGGCGCAGCATCCCAACCGGCAGATGCGTGCGGAACGAGAAGGTGCCGCCGTTGATCGCCGCGAACGACCCGCGCGCCCACGTCGGGACTGACCGGGGCTGGCCGTAGGTGACGACGGCGTGGGCGTACCGGCCCGGATACCACTTCACTATGCGGACGCCGTGCTCGTCTATGCGGTAGTGGCGGACGATGGCGATGGGGTGGTGGTGCGCGGTCATCTTGTGCTCCTAGGGCGTCGAGTGGTGTAGTCCACACAGTAACGCCGCGCCGTGCCATCGTCAAGGTGAGGAGACGGCATCCGTCGCTGTGGGTACGCTCTAGGTGTGAACCGGGACGCCGTCGCCGCGCAGCTTTTCGCGATCCGCGCGCAGATCGACGCGCTCCTCATGCAACTCGAACCAGCGCACGACGAGCCGAAAGAGTGCCCGCACCCACCCCAAGCCCGGCGAGACTTATCCGTGATGGGAAGCGCGGAACGCTGGCACTGCCAAGTCTGCGGCTTCGACTACGACGGCGCTGACGCCGAGGAGGAACCCAGATGAGCGCTCTTGCTGGCCGCGGCGTCACCGTGTCGGTGTCGACCGACGGCACCGTCTACAACGCCGTCACCGAACTCAACTCGTGCGACATGAGCCTGGCGGGGAACACGCTCGACGTGACGCAGTTCGGCGACGCGTTCGTCGAGAAGATCCAGGGCATTAGGGATTGTTCGTGGACGCTGGATGGATTCTTCGACCCGTCGAACACGACGGGCCAGGTCGCGATCCGCTCTGCCCTCGTGAACGATACGGCGCTCTACGTGAAGATCGTGTGGGACGGGACGCACAGCATCCTCCAGCAGGTCAAGCCGAGTAAGTTCGAGGTGAAGGCCGGCGTCGCTGACACGGTCGCGGTGTCGATTACTCTCGACGGCACGGCCGCAGTCACGATCGTCTAGATGGCTGCTCTCCCTGGCAGGAGCGCGCAGGTCAAGCTATCCGGCGCGGGAGTCGCGACGACGGGCGAGGCGACGACCGACGTGGGTGGCCTGCACACGACGTACCAGATCACGAACGCGGCGCATCAGGTGCTCGACCCGCAGGCCGTGGTGACGGTCAAGAAGAACGGGGCGGTGCAGTCAGCCTCGCTCTACACCCTCGACAGGCTCTTCGGGCGTGTCACGTTCCTCTCGGCGCTGCTCGGGTCGGACACGGTGACGATCGACGGGACGTACCTGCCGATGGCGGCAGTCGCCGCCTGCCACGACTTCGACTACTCGATCACGAGCACGAACGCCGACGCGACCACGTTCGACTCGGCTGGGTGGACTGAGCGCGTCCCCGTCCTGGGGGATGTGCAGGGGACGCTCGACAGATTCTGGCAGGCCGACGAACTCTTCATGGCCGCCATCAACGGCCTGTCGGGAGTCGCGATGCTCGAGCTGCGCGAATCCTCGGCGAACGCGGGCGCGCGGATCTGGTGCCTCTTCTCGAAGAGCGAGGTGAAGGCGTCGCCGTCTTCGTTGATCGATGAGGCGGTCGCGTTCGAGGGCGCGGCCGACGCGAACGGAAGGGCGGTATCCACCCCATGAGCACTCTCAGAGACGCGATCCTCAACGCCGACGACGGCACGAAAGAACTCGTAGACGTCCCCGAGTGGGGCGTCACCGTCGAGGTCAGGAGCATGACCGGCACGCAACGCGCCGCGTTCCTCGCCGCTTCGGTAGGCGCTGACGGGAAGCCGGACTTCAAGCGGACGTATCCGACGCTCATCATCCAGACGACGTTCGACCCCGAGTCTGGAGACCGCGTCTTCGAGGACGCTGACAGGGATGCGTTGAACGAGAAGAGCGCCGCCGCGACCGAGCGGATCGCGAAGGCGGCGATGCGGATCAGCGGCCTCGCAGAGGATTCGGTGGAGGCGGGAAAAGGCGTCTAGCCCAGGGGGAGCGCCAGTTCTACTTCGTCCTGGCCGAGCAGATGGGTTGCACCGTCCGCGAGTTGCTAGAGCGGGTCGATTCGGCGGAGTTGACGGAGTGGGTCGCGTTCCACGAGCTGCGCTACGAGGAGCAGCGCCGCCAAGAGTCTGCGCCTGCGGGCGAGGTTAGGCTGGGCGGCGCGGAAGATGTCGCGGGTGTCCTGGACGCCGCGAGGCTCGCACAAGGACTCCCACCAGCATGACCACCAGCAGAATCGTGTTCCCCGCCAGGAACAGCGTCGTCCACACCGCGCCATACGCGAGGTAGGCGACGAGTAGGACGGCGAGGATGGGCCAGGCGAGCGGGAACACGATCATGATGAGCCATTGCGTGCCGCTGACGTGCCAGCCGAGCCGGTTGAGAGGCGGAGTCCACATACCGGCTCAGTGTATGTTCGTCGGCGTCCCGTGTCAAGGGAAGTGCTCTAGCGGGCACCGCTTGGGCGACGATACGGGGTATGCCTGGGATCTCGATGAGCGTGAACGGCGGCGCAGAAGTCAGCGACGCGATGCGCGCTTGGCTCGTCGAACACGACGAGGCGGTGAAGCTGGCGACGCTCCGCGCGGCGGTGGATTGTGAGCGGGAGGCGAAGATGCGGACGCCTGTCGATTTTGGGCGGCTCCGCTCGTCGATCACCTACCGCTTCTCGGATGACGGGTACGCCGCCGACGTCTACACCGACGTGTCGTACGCCGCGTATGTCGAGTATGGCACGCGCCCCCACATGCCGCCCGTCGCTGCGCTCGAAGACTGGGCGGCTCGGCATGGCGGGAGTGCGTGGGCGCTCGCGATGCACATCAAGAAGTACGGCACCAAGGAACACCCGTATATGCGGCCGGCGTGGGAAGCCGTGAAGCCGCGGTACTACAAGGATCTGGTCGAGGCGCTCAGGTGACGGTCGGCGAGCTCGTAATCAGGATCCGCGCCGACGTCGACGCTTTGGAGCGCGGGTTGGCGGAGGGCCGCGCGGAGATCGAGGCGTTCGACGAGTCGGTCAGAGGGTCGAGCGACAGCATCGACAAGGCGAACGGGTCATGGGTCTCTTGGGCCGGCGCGTTGAAGGTCGGCATCCCGATAGTCGCCGCCGGGGCCGTGGCCGCGTTGGAGATGACGGGGAACATCGGCGCGCTCGGCGCTGTGCTGCCCGTCGTGACGGTCGCGCTCGGAGCGTTCCTCGCGCCCGTCATGTCGCTCGCCGCGATCCTCGTCGCGCTCGTCGGGCCGCTATCGATGCTCGGCGTCCTGCTCGGCGGCCTAGGAGCCGCGTTCTTCTTCGCCGGTAAACGCGCGATCGAGGGGGGAGGATCGTTGAGCAAGGTCGCGCAGATGGCGGCGACGCTCGGCTCGATGTTCAAGCACACGACGGACATCCTCGCCCACGACTTCATGCCCATCTTCCTGCGCCTTGGCAGCGCCGCGGAGACGGCGCTCAGCTACTTCGACCGGCTCGCGCACATGCCGCTCGCACAAGCGTTCAAGAGCCTCTCAACGACCGGCGTCAAGATGTTCACCAGCTTCTTGGAGCAGGTCGGGCACGCGGTGGCGAAGCCGATCCGGCTCGCTGTCGACTTCGCGTTCGGCACGGGCGGCGCGAACGCGAACAGCGCGCTCGAGAGCCTGTTCGACCAGGTGAAGCATTTCCTGTCCGCGCCGGCTGGTGGGAAGCCGAGCATCATGGCGACGATCGGGAACTGGTTCGGCAGGCAGGACTTCACCGCCGTCGGGATGCGGTGGGGGACAGAGTTGGCGAGCGCGGTGATGACGGCGTTCGGGTTGGCGCTGCAACACCTGTTGAGTTCGAGGGGCGGGAAGATGATCCTGGGAGGCGCGGCGGTTGGGGCTGGTATCGGCGCGGCGTTGGGCGGCCCGATCGGCGCGGCGCTGGGACTCGCGATCGGGAGCGCGGCCGGCATCGTCCTCAACCATTACTGGCCGCGGCTCCGCGCTGGGGGGATCCAGGCGTTCGAGTCGGTGAAGGCGAAGGCGATAAGCGTGTTCCATGAGATCACGACTGCGCTTGAGCATTTCCTCGGCCCGACGACGTGGCATAACCTCGGCACGATCGCGAAGCAGGTATGGCTAACCGTCAAGACCGTCGCCGTCGCAGCGTTCAAAGCGGCCTTCGCGGTCGGGAAGACGATCTGGCAGGTGTTCGACACCATCGTCATTAAGACTGGGTTGTGGAAAGCGGCGCTCGCGTTGGTGAAGGCCGCGATCTACGTTGTGTCGACTGTCCTCGCGCCGATCGTGACCGCGATCGGAACGGCCGTCAGGGCCGCTACGCGCCTCGCTAACCACTTCAACGGGATCCTGCTGAGCGCGGTTCAAGCGGTCGCGGGAGTCGTCGCGGCCATTGTCGGCGGGATCGCGTCGGCAATCGGGGACGCGGAGAAACTCGCGAAGGCGCTCGACGGCATCAACCCGTTCCACGGCGGCAACACGAACCTTTCCGGGAATCCGGGGGCTGGGAGCGGTCGCGGCCTGGGGTCACACAGCGCCGCGCCGAACGTCCACTACCACCAGACGAATGTGATCCTGCCGAACGTGTACGGCACCGCCGACAGGAACGGCCTCAACCACCTCGCCAGGCAACTCCAGCCACACCTCGCGCGCCAGGTCATCCTCTCCAGCCGCGGCTAACGAACGTGCCCGCCACAGCCTAGCGGAGGGGACACTCTTCGTATGGCTACCGGGATGGCGCAGGCGAAGATCAACAACGCTCTCGACACCGAGTACACCGGCACCGTCTGGGTACAGCTCCACACCGGCGATCCTGGTGCGGCGGGTACGACGAGCATCGCGACGACGAGCACCAGACAGTCGTGTACGTTCGCGAGTGCGGCTTCGGGGTCGAAGGCGACGAACAGCGCGTTGTCGTGGACGGCGGCGGCGACGGAGACGATTACCGACTTCTCGTTGTGGACGCTTGCGAGTGGTGGGACGTTCCTGGGGTCGGGGACGGTTAGCGGCGGGTCGATCGTGAGCGGCGCGACGGTGAATATCGCGAGTGGTTCGCTGACGATGACCGGCAGCGGCGCGGCGTAGGGGCCGCCGTGGGCGGCCACGGCTCGCATAGGGGTTTGAGATGGCCGTAACGCCCGTCAAGATCGGCGGTGCCGGTTCGACGACGAGCGCGCAGACGAGCATCGTCGCCGCGCTCACCGTGGGCGCTAGTGTGGGCGATGTCGTCGTGTTCATCGCCGGTCTCGGCACGGCGAAGCAGGGCACCACGCCGACGGACACGAAGGGGAATACGTGGAACCTCGTCGCGCAGCCGCAGAGCGGCACCGCCGCGTCGTGCAACATGTGGTACAGCGTCCTGACGGCGGCGCTGACGACTTCGGACACGATCACGACGACGTGGACGGGGTCGGTCGCGCGTCGTTCATGGATCGTCTTGAAGTGCTCCGGGTTGACGGCTACTCCGCTCGACGTGAGCGGCACCGCGAACGCGGCTTCGGCGACGAGTCTGAGCCTTAGCACGGGGACGGCGACGGCGCAGGCCGACGAGCTTGTCCTCGCCGCGTATGGGTGGGATGAGACTGCGAGCACGACGAGCAGCAGCATGTCGGCGGACGCGGGGTACACGCTGCTCGACCAGGAGCTTGCGGGTGGGGGTGGCACGAACCAGATCGGGTGTGGCGTCGAGTGGTTAGAGACGTCGTCGACGGGGGTGCAGACGGCGTCTCCGACGATGAACGAGACGTGTGCGGGTTTGGCTGGCGTGATCGCGACGTTCAAGGTCGCGTCTTCGGCGGTCAACATGACGGCGACGGACACGAACACCAGTTTCGGCGGTTCGGCAACGATGACCGTCACCATCGCCGCGACGGCGACCGACGCCCTCACGGCGTTCCGGGGGAATGCCACGGCGAGCGTCTCGGTCAACGCGACAGCCACAGACGCGCTCACCCATTTCGGCGGGTCGGCGGTGATGACGAGCGGCACGTTCCTGACCGCGACGGACGCCCTCACCGCGTTCCGAGGATCGGCTGTGGCGTCGTTGACGATCCCTATGACAGCGACGGGGGCTACCGCGTTCGCCGGCCGCGCCGTGGTCGGGAATCCCGTCTTGCCGGGGTGGAAGCTCGAGGTTGGGTGGGATCGCGGGACGGGGCTATTCGTGATCGGGTCGAGCAAGCTGGGGACTTCTCCGACGGTGCCGTCGCCGACGATCCTCGGCGGGGCGGGCGTGAGCGGGTCGAGCACGAAAACGGTCGCGCACATCTCGGTTGGGGCGGGTGTGGGTTCGTGCGTCGTCGCGATCTTCTCCTCGCATGGCGCTCTCAGCCCGACGTGCGCGGACACGAAGGGGAACACGTGGCAGGTATACGACAGCACCAACATCAACGGCGCAGAAGTCACGGTGTGCGTCTCCGTGCTCACAACCGCCCTCACGACGAGCGACACGATCACCCTCACCTACACCTCGGCGTCGAGCGGCCGATCCTACTCTGTCGCGAGTTACGGGGCCGGCATGATCGCCCTCCCGGTAGACGCAATCGCGGCAACCCAAGAAACCGGCGGTACCACGGTTACGGCGCGGACGGGGAAGCTGAACCAGTCCATCGAGGTCGCCATCTTCGCCGTCTCGTTCTACGACGGTGGTTCTGGCGACTCGCTAACGGGCGTGACGAGCGGGTGGACGTCGCGCGCTTCCCAGTCGGAGGCGTTCGGCGCAGGCTTGCAGAACCTCGCGTGGTACGACCATGCCACATCTTCTTCGTCCGCCGTAGCCGTGTCGGGAACGCTCGCGAGCGGGGCGACGCCGCCCGGCGAGGCCGCCGCCACAGTCCTGCTCACGCTCCAGCCCGCCGCTAGCCCGAGTAGCGGCGACGCGCTCGGCGGCCCCTACAGCGACCCGACGTGGAGCGTCGTCGACGAAGTCCAACAGGTACAGATCCAACGCGGCCGACAAGACGCCGTCGCGGACGTCCAGGCCGGCGAGCTCAACGTCACCCTCGTCGACACCAACGGGACTTATAACCCGAAGAACAGTTCCAGCCCCCTCTTCGGCAGGTTGAAGCCGCGCCGCTTCGGACGACTCTCCTACGGCTGGCCCGACGGGCTGGGGGGGTTCTTCTCGATCTACCTCTACCGCGGGTATATCCGCGAGATCCAAGGGCCACAGAGTCGCCAGTCGCCGTATTCGACGATCACGTTTATCGACGTCCTCGAAGAGTTGTCGACGCTCAAGCCGGTCATAGCGAGCACGGGCGCGACGACGACTGGTGGCGCTATCACGGCGATCCTCTCAGCCGTCGGCTACCCATCCACCCTACGCAGCGTCGCGACGGGAGACTCCGTCCCCGACTTCTCCGCAGACGGGTCGACGGACGCCCTCACCCTGATCGGGAGTCTCCTCGCCGCCGAGCTGGGAGAGTTCTTCATCGCCGCCGACGGCACCGCCACCTACATCGACCATTCGGGAAGACAGACCAGGGCGGGGACGATCACGAGCACGAACCTCCTCGCGCCCGGCGTCAGCCTCGAAACCGTCGTCACGCAGGCGACGGTGACCAGAACCGACCAGTCCGGTAACGCGCTCGGCGCTCCCCAAACCTATCAGGACGACGACGCCGTCAGCGACTACAACGTCCGCGTCCCCGGCAACGATCCGCTCTCCACGCCCTACGTGTCGACGGATGATCAGGCGCTGTCCCTCGCTACGCGGATGGTCGCGCTGTGGAAGGATCCCCGCTCGCCGATCTGGACGCTCCAACTCAACATGAGGCCCGACGACCCCACCACATACCTCCAGATGTTGTCGAGGGATCTGGGTGACCGCGTCGCGATCGACGACCCTGCGACTGGGGGTGGTGGGGATTACACCATCGAGGGCATCCAGCACCAGGTCGACACGGCGGCGTTGAACCATGTCACGACGTGGGCGCTCCTCGAACGGCCTAGCGGAGACTTCGTGATCGGCGCGAGCCTGGTCGGGTCGCTCGACTCGCTCGGCGTATAGGCGGGGCCAGGGTTACACCCGTAGGCGTCCCCGGCCCCTACGGGGTTGTGGCCGTCTCAAGATTGGAACCCTGAGCACAACCCCACGCCACACTAGCACCCGGAGAATCTGTGCCCCCACACTCCGCGCGGCTGGCACGCTGACTGGGTGAGTGTTCCCGTCCAGATCGCGACCGTTGCCGACCATGTAGCCGGCGACGTCTTCACGGCCGCGATGTGGACGAGCCTGGAAGACAACATCAACCAGGGCATCGTGGAACAGGTCGGCGTGATGGTGAAACGCACCACGAACCAGGCCGTCGCGACGGCGAGCACAGTCACCCTCTCGTTCGACACGGACGTCCAGGACGTGTACGGGATGTGGGCACTCGCGTCGCCGACCCAGCTCGTCGCTCCGGTGGGTGGTTGGTATGACGTTGGTGTGCAGGTGACGTGGGCCGCGACGAGCGGCGGCGGCGGCCCGTTCGAGGTCAGGTTCGTCCAGAACGGCACCGCGCAGGTCGTCGCGTCGACGGGGATCCAGAGCGACGGCACGCACGCCACGCAGCAGCAGCACTCATGCAAGCTGTACTGCTCCGTCGGCGACGTCATCACGATCACCGTCCTCCAGCGGACGGGCGCGAGCTTGAACGTGACGGGCGCGACGGCGACTCTCGTCCGAGTCTGATGACGCAGACGGAACGCGCCAGCCTCGAACGGCTAGAGGACGCGATCACGACGCGCCTCGACCGGATCGAAGGGAAAGTCGACGGCGTAGACGCCCGCCTCCGCCTAGTCGAGACGGTACAGGCCAGGCATGAGGGAGCGGACGAGCAGAAAGCGGCGGCGTCGACGGGGCGCGTCCAGTCGGTAGGGATGGCCGTGTCGATCGGGATGCTCCTCTTCGGCCTGCCAGCGTCTGTGTGGGCGATCTTGAACGTGATCCAGGCGGTGAACGGGTGAACGCCGACGTCGAAAAGTTCTTGTACACCGCGGCGTGTGTCGTCGCGGTCGTCTTGTCGATCGCGTCGGTCGCTCTCGTCGCGGTGCAGAGCCGCAACGATGCTCGGGTGGCGTTGCATACGACGGCGGCGGTGTGTTCGCTGCGCGGCTACTACGAGGGGCAGGTCGCGCGGAGCGAAGCGTTCCTCAAGTTGACGCCGGCGGAGCGGAAGGTGAAGTACGGGTCGATCGGCGACGTGCCCGACGCGGAGATCCGGGTCGGCCTCGCGAAGGAGCGCCTCGTCGTCGCCGCTCTAACTCCGCTCCGCTGCCCGTAGGGGAGGCGTGTATATCCGTCGGTACAGGTACAGTTTTCCACAGGTCAGCGAGGGGAGACACCAGATGGGCTACTTCATAGACGAATCCAACACGAACGCGGCGGGCGGCGATTACAGCCAAGTCGTCCGAGCCTACCTGAAGCGCAGCCAGGGAACGACGTTCATAGACGAGACGTTCCCCGAACGCCAGTTGGCGCTCCATGACGAGGGCGCGCAGGTCGGGCCATACCACTACGGCGGACGCGGCGACCCCATAGCCGAAGCCACGTTCTTCCTCAGCCTGCCGGGCACACGGCCCAAGCCGGGCCAGCTCCGACCATGCATCGACGACGAAGCAGGCGCTTCGGATGCGTGGGTCGAAGCGTTCATCCGCCACTGCCATAGCGTCCTCGGCTACTACCCCGCGTATTACGCGAACACGTCTACGGGCGCTCCCCGCCGCCAACGGTCGGCAGTCGTTCGTGCGTGTCCGTGGTGGCGCGCCGAGTACAACGGGCACCCAGACGTGTTGATCGGCGGCGCGATGGGCGCGAAGGCGCACCAGTGGACGTCGACGGGCTCTGTCCCCGGCCTCGTAGGGCCGCGTGACCTGTCCGTCCTCCTCGGCCCGAACGCGTTCCTCGTCCCCTACCCGACCCGGCACGTCCACCGCGCGGTGGCGGCGCGGTGGCGTTGGGCGCAGTGGGTGCTCGGCATCGGCCCGTACAAGGGCCACGCCGAGCGGCGCGGGCTACGTCCGCATGTGCCGAGGAGGGTGCCTCGGTCGTGGTGGCGATACGTCCGCTGGTACAAGCGGCACTCAGCGTGAGACGACACCGCATGAAGGGGTGTGCCTGCGCGACGTGTGAAGGGCAGCGCGCCTACCAGAAGCGACCCGAGGTGCTCGAGCGCCGCGCCGCGCAGAAGCGCGCCGCATACGGCAGGACGTCCGAAGCGCAGTACGCGCGGATGCTCTCCAAGAACCGCAACTGGAAACGTGCGGCTGCGGAGCGGCGCGACCAGGAGACGACCAACCGACTCAGGAGGGCAGCGTGAGCACGGGCACCAGGAGACAAGACCATGACCGGGCAGACGCCTACGCGCACGTCCGCGCGATGGTGAACCTCGAAATGGGCCGCTACGCACGTCGCCTCAAAGCGGCGGCCGAAGCGAGGGTCGACGAGCTCTACCAGCAGGCGGCGGTGACGGGCGAGCCGTTCGACTACCTCGTCGCCGCCGAGTCTGGGATTCGTCATGCACGGTCGATGTACGTCGCGGCGGAGCTTGAGGCTGGGGATGCTCCGACCGCTTGACCGCGTCCGTGTCCTGCCGAAGGGCCAGGTCGCGTCTAGCGGCATCGACCCGCTCGGCGTGATCCCCGCTCGCGGGCCAGCGCGGATCTTGGATTTCGACATCGAGAACCGGCCGCTCTCCTACTGGTATGACGGCAGGTGTACCGCCGAGGTGACCGCTATCGCGTGGCGGTGGGTCGGCGTCGAGAACGAGGCGACGCGGTGCTACCTCCTCGGGTCGCACTCGGCGGAGGAGATGCTCCTCGCGTTCCGCGCGGCGTACGACGAGGCGGACATGGTGACCGGCCATTTCATCCGCCGGCATGACCTGCCGATCGTGAACGGCGCGCTCCTCGAGCACGGCTTGCCGCAGCTCGGGAGCAAGTTGACGTCGGATACGAAGCTCGACCTCGTCCGCTTCTCCGACTTGGCTAAGAGCCAGGAGGCGCTCGGCGCGATGCTCGGCCTCGAACACGCCAAAGTCGGTATGTCGCAGACGGATTGGCGCGACGGTAACCGCCTCACCCAGACAGGGATCCTCCGCACCCGCGAGCGCGTGGTGGGAGATGTGGAGCAGCACGTCGAGCTCAGGGCGGCGCTCATCGCGCGAGACATGTTGGGTGCGCCGCGTTGGTGGCACCCGTCCACCCTACGAAAGGCAGGAGTCCATGCGTAGATTCTCCCTCATCCCCGTCACGCTCGCCGTGGCGGCGGCCGTGTTCGTCGCGGCCCCCGCGACAGCGAGCGCGTCCGGGTCATGCTCGACGGTGAACCTGTTCCCGCCGACGCTCGGCGGCGGCGTCACGATGAAGTGGCAGGCGAGTTGCACCGTCGCCTACGACGTCGAGACGATCCCGCAGTACCTCGTCCCGCCGAACCTCGGATGGTTCCGCGCCACGAAGAACAACGGCGCGACACAGCCCAGCCATACCGACGCGGACAACCAGGCGAACCTGCTGTCGACGATCTCGTGGACGTTCATGGGCCTCGACCAGACGCCGTACTGCTCGTTCGACTGGCGGGCGAAGGTCACCATCACGAACCACGCGACCGGCGCGACGCTCTTCTCCGGTTTCAGCCCTGAACTCGCGGCGTCCTGCTGATGGAGTACATGTGGAGGAAGGGCGGTCAGAGCGGCGGCGGCTACTGCAACGCCCTCGCTGCTGGGGCTGGGGGCGCTGTGGCGTGCGGAGACGTGTGGGGCTTCGCCGCGACGGTCAATAGCGGCGACGAGTGGTATCCGACGAACCTCGGACAGACACCCGGCCGCCCGTATGGCAGGTGCGCCGCGTTCAGCGAGAAGTATCCCGGCCGGTGCTACGTCGGCGTGGGGACGCTCCGCTACCAGAACGGTCAGGGTGGTGGGTATCTCGGGATGATCTCCCCGGCGAGCGACACGCCATACGCCCTCACACGCGTGAACACGAACGTCTCGTTCGCGTCGTACCTCCCTGATGGCGGGGCGGGGGATCTCCCGCGGCCGGTGGGCAGGTTGATCGCCGTCGACTACGACTCTGTGGCGGGCGTCGAGTACCTCTACCTGTTGACGCGGCAGGGGTTGATGCGGAGCGTGGACGGCGGCGCGACGATGACGCCGCTCGGCCTCCCCGCTCCCGCCCCCTTGTTCGCGTGGTCGGCGATCTGCCTCCTCCCGAGCGGGCAGCTCCTCGTCTCCTCGTTCCGCACGTCAGACACTGGCGGGTCGCGGTTGTGGAAGGTGTCATCTCCACGGTCGACGCCGACGATCGTCGAGGTGACCGGCATCCGCGGCCTCCCACCAGTCGTCGAGGACATCTCGTCGACGGTGATCGCGGGTCGGATCGTGAACCTCCTCGCCTGCGGCCCGTACGGGATCCGCCAGTATGGCGGCCAGACGATACTGCCGGCCGACTCGACGCTCCACCTCTCGTCGATCACGCAGGGCGGCGATGGGACGTTGTGGGTGGGTAACGGGATAGGCGCTTCTGACCATCGCTGCATCGCCAAGAGCACGGACGGCGTGTCGTGGCAGTGGGTCACTCCAGCGAGCGCGTGTTCGAGCGTGATCGCTGGAACCGACAGGACGTGGTGGCTCGCGGAGGAGTGGTCGACTCTCGCGAAAGGATCGGGGTACAGCGTCTCGCAGCTCGTCGTCGACCCGGCCGACCCGCAGACCGTCTACTCCGCCGGCAGGGCCGGGATCTGGGTGACGCACGACGGCGGCGCTTCGTGGGCTCCGTGTTGCAACGGGCAGGACGGGTCGGAGAGCAACAGCTTCGCCACGAACGGCACAGACGTGTGGGCGTCAGACACCGACTACAAGTCGTCGCATACGGTGGATGGGTGGATGTCGGCTGACCAGGATGACTCTCCGCCCACCTTCCAGCAGCCGGCGACGACGAGGCAAACCGCGGACGGCCACACCGTGACGGTGCAGGGCGTGCAGGTGCTCGTCGACGGCGTAGACGTGGCGGATGACTTCGCGCGCAGCGCCCTGGTGAATCCGAAGGATGTCCTCGTCGATTCGGTGGGCCGCATCATGGTCGCGTGTTCGGGCGGCGTGCTGGTAGGTGACCCGCAGTGACGGAGATCATCAACGCCGGATCGCGAAAGGTGCCGATCGACTCGCTCGCGCCACACCCCGACAATCCTCGCGAAGGAGACCTTGGGGCGATCATCGCGAGCGTCGAGGCGCACGGCTTCTACGGCCAGGTCATCGTCCAGAAGTCGACGGGCAGGATCGTCGCGGGGAACCACCGCTGGATGGCGGCGAAGCACGCCGGCCTCTCAGAGATCCCCGTCACCTACATCGACGTCGACGACGAGACAGCGCGCAGGATCCTCGTCGCGGACAACAGGACAAGCGACCTCGGCTCGTACGACGAGTCGCAGCTCGCCGAGATCCTGAAAGGGCTCGCCGCGACGAGCGCGGGGCTTGTCGGTACGGGGTATGACGGGGATGACCTCGACGCGCTCCTCGCCGACCTCGGCCACCCTTACGGCGCGGTTCCGCGAGGTGACCTGAACCGCGTGGACGAGTTGCGAGCGAAGTGGGACGTCGAGGATGGACAGGTGTGGCGTGCGGCCGATCACGTCATCGTCTGTGGAGAAGCCTTGAACGCGGAGGTGTGGGCCATCGCGACCGAATCCGCGCCGTCGCTCATGTTGACCGATCCCCCGTATGGAGTCGCGTATGCCAGCGGCCAGGAGGGGCGCTTCAAGGGCAAGATGATCGCGGGCGACACGTCGACTGAGGTGCGCGACGCGATGCTCGGCCAGTGGACGGGGCCGGCGTTCGTGTTCGGGTCATGGAAGGTGCCGCACCCACCGTCTGCGCGCGCGGCGCTGGTGTGGGACAAGGGCATGGCATCCGGGATGGGCGATCTCTCGATCCCATGGAAGCCGAACTTCGAGATGATCTACGTCATTGGCGACGGGTTCTCCGGATACCGCGGTAGCGGCGTTCTGTCTGGCCACATCGTCGTCACTTGGAGCGGCGAGGAAGGGCAGCGAGAGCACCCG